CGAGAGGGAGAAATAGCCCGGCCACTTGGCTTCGTCCGGGCGGCCGAGATACTCCATGATGACGAGGTCGTCGGCCGTGGCGTTGCAGAAGATGAAATCCTCCTGGATCTCGTAAGCGATATTCCCGGTTCCGACCAGGATGCCACGCACCGCGATCGCCTTCGTGTCGATACGGTAGGAACTATCCCATTCCTCGCCGAGCGGAGCAGTCGCGTCTCTCGAAAGCTCGACCTTGGCCTTGGCGAAGTTCCACTCGTAGGAACCGAGCTCCGCCTGGACGATTTCTTCATAGAGGAGGTTCGCGAGATCATCCTCGGTCGAGCCGCCATTGAAGTCGGTGACGGGGGCGCCACCCACGAGAAGAAAGGCGCGGGAGACGATATCTTCTTTTGTGGTGGTCATGGGCGGCCCTCGGCTGCGGAGGGCTCAAACTGGCCTAAACTCCCTAAGACTAGCAACGCACGCAAAGAAAAGCCCCCGGCGGGTTCGGGTCCACCGGGGGCAAGGAACAGGGAGGCTCTCCGGGTGAGGGAGCGCGTCCGTACTCTATCAGGCTGACGGCGTGACTTCAAGTAGATACCAGAGCTCGCCAGCGGAGGTGAAAGCACTATCGCCGACGATCTCGATCGCATCGCCCTTGGTGACACGAGCACTGTCCGCGAGTGTCGCGTCCGGTGTATCGCTATCCAGATCCCCAACCGTCGTGCTGTTCGCAACAACAACGCTCAGGTTCGGGATCGCAACCCCACCAAGCTCGACGGTAAGTGTCCCGCCAGTGGTCACGGCCTTTTTGGTCATGACGCTCAACTTCGTGACATGCCCGGAAGCTGGAGCAATCACAAAGTGGGAAGTCCCGGCCAGCAGATCAGTCTGCTCGATGAGACCTGTAACGTAGGTCTGAACATCGCTGTCCGTCGTCGGATTGATCTCGATGTAAGCCACGAGAGATCCGGCACTATTGAAGAGCGCATCACCAACAATCTCGATGTCCCCGCCTGCGGCGACCGCCGCCGTGGCATGGGTCAACGAGGACGGAGCATCGGTATCGTTGTCGCCAGCGCCCGCCGAGTTAGCGACCACGCAAGCAAGCCCATCGACCGCCGTGGTATCGAGCTCGACGGTGAGAGTGCCGCCCGTGGAAGCAATGGCTTTCTTAACGACCGAGTGACAAGCCACGACGAAGCCCGCGACCGGAGCAATCATGAACATCGAGGTCGCGGCCATCAGATCGGTCTCGTTGATATACTGACCGATCAACACGTTTTTGCCGTTGGCCGAAGGGAACGGAGTGATCTCGAGGAGACACCAGATCTCGCCGGCGGTGGCGAAGTTACTGTCACCGACCAGTTGGATGTCCCCTGTTCCCCCTGCCGTGAGGGCGGGGACCAGGTTGGCCGCAAGCGTGGGATTGTTAGGGACAGCGGTCTGGACCGTTCCCACCGTCGCCGCATCGGCAACAGTGATGGAAAGGCCCGGAACAGGCGTACCCGCAAGCTCGATCGTCAGAACACCGCCCGTGGTGACGGCCTTCTTTACGACCGTCGAGAACCGCGAGACATAACCGGCGACAGGTGTCCCGACGAAATGGGACGTGCCGGCCAGAAGATCGGTCTGATTGAGGAACGCACAGAGATGGACCTTCGCCCGATCGAGGACGAAGTGAGTGCCGTCGATCTGTTCGAGAGCAATCCCGCTACCCGAACCTGAACACCGATACTCCGCGACGGCGTCCGAACCCTGGACAACCATCGTATCACCAGTGCCAACCATGATCCCCAGGTCGCCGGTAAAGTGGCCGTATGCGACGATCGTGGCGAGGGCATCCACGGTCGATCGGTAGTGCCAAGAGTGATAACCATTGGCACCCCCGATCAGGGAGAGATTTTTGCTGTCATACGCCATGTGCTAGCCCTCCGTGACCGTGAGTCCGGTCCCGACATCGACCGTCGTCCCGTCGTTCGTGAGCACGATCATCAAGGTCATCGTTGGAGCATCGACTTCATTAAAGATAATCAGATCACGAACGCCGAGCATATTGACGGCATCCCCGGTGAAGTAGCCCGACCCGGCGATGGTCGCCGGGTTCTCGGTTGCGTGCTTGTAGTGCCAGAGCGTGAAGCCATTGCCTCCGCACAGCTTGGTGAGATCGGCTGGAACAAATGCCATAAGAGTTCTCCTTTCTAACCCGGCCTACGACAAGGCGTCGGCGAAGTCCTGGGTGTACACCGCGTTCCCATCGATGATGACGGCACCCTGGCTCATCATGTTATCGACGAAGTGAGCGGCATAGAGACCTTGCCAGGTAATGTCGGTCTGGATCTCGGCGCCGATGCAATGCCCGATTGCCGTCTTGTGGTACAGCAAATTGTTGGTCTTGCTGCTGGCCTTGGTCAAACCGGAGTAGGGCATGAAGATGAACGTGTTCCAGAACTTGGCGGAGACCGTTCCTTCATGGGGCCGATCGGAGACATAGTCGGAGTTGACGAAGATATCGAGCTGCATCAGATGGCCCCACTGAGGCCAACCGACGATCCAGTACCGTCCCCCGTCATCCGGAATGTCGGCATCGCCAAATGCTACCACCGCCGCATGAACGTCGAGCTGATCGAGGCCATCGGTGATGGTGGCGAGCGCCGAGGTGTTGGAAGTTGTTTCAGCGGCAGCGACAATGAGTTCGTCGGTCTTGCGGCCGAGAGCCCAGGCGCCGGAAGCAGCAGCGATGCCCATCTCGTCAATGTTGAGCTTGAGCTCGTCGAGCCTGTCCACGAACTCGCCAGCATAGTGATCGGTGAGGGTACACTCGACCGTGGTATGCGCGAGATTCATGACCGGCACTTTGCCGTGCCTTGATTTGGTCCCGGCAATGCCTTTGCCGATCACCTGGAAGAAGGTGCTCTCGCCCTTCACGTTGTTCTTGGTCCGCATCGTTCCGCGTAGATGCGAGCCTTGGCGCTGATACGCGAGATGCGCGAGCGCCTCGTATTCCTTGACGAATGCTGTGTCGACGGTCGGATTGTTGACGGCCATAACCGGCTCTCCAATGATGGTGAGGTGTTCCGGTTGTCCGTTCTCAAGCGTTTATCCGGTTATCCGTGAGGGCCGGGGCGCGAGCATCAGGGCCGTCTGTCAACGGTGATAAAATAACTTATTTTTACACACCGCAACGCACGGAATGAAATCAGCGTTGACGCGGGTTGTTCTGCTCCGGGTTCTGCTGGCCGGGATAAGCCTTGTTCCAGCGATCGCGGACGAACTGGATCGCCGTCTGGCTGCCCGACTGGTACTCCTTCTCGCCCATGAGCTCACGGGTCCGATTGTCAAAACCGGGCTGATTCGTGTGATCGTTCAAGGGCTCTCTAACCCCAGAACCGTCCCCCTTCTGAATCGGGGTTCCCATCTTGTCGAGGATCTTCTCGACCACGCCAATGCCTTGCGCCGTCGTGACCAGCCCGCCGAGCTGCGCGAACTCATCGTCCGTCGTCACTGTCTTCATGAAGTCGGCAACGCGGATGAAACGATCGGAGCCGTTCTCGCCGAGCTTTTTGTGCTCGTCCTCGGCCACGGGGAGCCGTGCGATCTCGCCCTGCATGTAGGACGCAACGCCGGCCTCGAACTGAGACTGATCCAATCCGGTGTTGAAGGCGTGCTCACGCCAGAAGCCAACGAGTGGATGATCGTCCTGCATCGTCATCGTGAAGCCTGGCGGGACCTCGATGCTGTCCGGGAGCTTGAAGTCATACTTGTCCATGCTCTCCGGGCGATTGGCGAATCGCGCCGTGTCCAGATCCTTGGTGATATCCTCGGTCTTCTTGCCGTAGCTGACCTCGAGATCATTGTAGGCTTTGGACATCTCACCGACGCGCACCTCATTGGTGTCGCCGTCCCAGAACTTGTCTTGCAGCCCATCGGGCCGATCGCCGTCCGCCATTACTTTCTCTCCTTGCCCAGATCCACGCGCGCACGAATGACGCCGTAGAGATAGCGCGACCCCTCCAGATGGAGGAGCGCGTTTGGTTCGACCCCCGGAC